CGTGCGGTCTGCGATCACCCGCCGGCTTTAGGCCAGGGAGGACCCGTTATGCCCATAGCCGCATGGCAAGCTGCTCGGTCATGGGCTGGCCCTTGGCGAGTGCGGCCTGAATCGCAAGCCATCTGGTCTCGGCAAAGAAGGGCTGAGCCTTGTACCACTGCTCAACAGGCGCAGACCGCTTGCTGTAGTTGCAGGTAGCACAGGCAGGGACGATGTTGCCAAGGTGATGCTCGCCTCCTTTGCTGATCGGGATGACGTGCTCAACCTGCAGGTCGCATTGAGTGCCGCAGTAGGCGCAGCAGTGATCAAACTCGACCCACCTACGCCAAAGCTGGTCAGGGCTGAGCATCACGGTGCGGCTGCCTCGTTCGCGCGCTTTGCGTTGCTTGGACTTGCTGCGGTTGTAGAGACGCAGTTTCAGGTTGGTCATGTAGCGCCAACGCAGTTGACGCAATCCACGCTGCCGATTGAACTCAGCATGATCGTCAGGGTATGCGCGCCAATACTCGAGTTGCTGGTCGTAGACAAGTCGCGCCACTGATGGCAGGCGACCAGCACGCCTGATGGCAGCAAGCATCATGCGCGTTTCGATGTCAGGGCGAGGGGTATAAGGCAGCCCATACTTTGACCTGGACTCACGTCCATGCTTTGCCCTTCTTCTTCTCATGTATAAAGCAGCAGTAGCCTTAAAAGTTTGCGGGTCATCGTTTCGTCGCTTTGTTTGCCGCTCTAATGAGTCAATGCGATCACAAAGTGGGCATTTCCTGTTTTTAATCAATCGAAGCGTCACCCCTTCATCCCAAAGGTGGTTGCGCTTGCAAGGTGACCCGAGCCTAAAAATCGCCGGGTCAAACGGCTGCCCAGGCTCAGGGATCTCGTAACGTTGTCTCATCGGTCTGCGGAATCAGATCGGTCACGGCTTGGGCAGCGTCAACTGCGCCAAGCCACCACATTATCGCGCTGATGCAACAGCTCGCTCAAGGCTGCTGCGGAGGTAATCACCAAAGCGTCGCTGAACCACCTTCTGACCGATCTGGCTTATCGGGAAGATCGGCCTATAGGTAGCCGATGGGACTGCGACGAACAATGGGATCAGCCTGTTCTTGCTGCCGCGTTGATAAACGCCAGGCGGGCGGGCGCCTCCTGTTGGGGTGCCGATGAAGACAGAGTTACGGCCAGTGCCGCCAATCTGGCCTGTGATGCGCCTCAGAGCGGCCAAGGAGACGTTCCCCTGTGCGTTGCGGCGGACGACAGCCGGGATGAGTTTGGAGCCCTCTGGGAGGCTTCCAGCGGCCTCTCCGAGGTATTTGGCCTCAAAGGGCTTCGTCCCGCGGCGCCCCCCGGTGATGTTGCGGAGTAGGTAAGGGACTCGCTTGGCTTCAGGGAAGACCGTGGCAACAAGGCTGCGCTTGCTGCTTTTTTCAACGCGCCAGCCGTTCTGGATGAAAGTCGTAGGCCTGTCGAAGTATTGCCGGGTCGCGCCACCCAACGATGTGCGCGCATCAAATGCCGTGCGGTTGAGCGCCTGACTGATGGCGAAGGGAAGCTGCTTGGTCATGGCGTCCGTCCAACGGATCGCCTTGGGCAGCTCTGAGCGGATGTCGAGGGTGAGGGTAGCCATGGGTCAAGGGTAGGCGGAGCCGGTGAGACTGACTTTGTTCCTAGTTCCCACCGTTCCCACCTCCTTAGAAGAGTTTCCCCACGCCCCCTGTACCCCCCCTCTCCCCTATTCCATATAGGTCTTTTATATAGGTAGGAACAGTAGGAACATAGGAACAAGGTAGTAGCAGACAGGGTTTCGATGTTCCCACCTACTCCCCAGCAGGTAGGAACACAAGCCTGTCTCACTTTGAGACTCAAGAGACTCGACTGTCTCAAAAGTAGACCCATTTGAGAACGCCATCGACTCGGGTCTTCTTTCGTTGGTATCCGAGGTCGCGCAGGATGCTGGCCACCTGCATCTGATCGGAGCGCGTCTGACGCTCAACCGGCTTGGCCACGGCTTCGGCCAAGAGCACATCGGTCGTGATGTCCTTGGACTTGTTCGCGGGTGCCAGCAGCCACGCTTCGATTGGTGCGCGCCATGGCGACTCGACCAGGTAGTCCTCGTTCTGTTGTGCCACCATCGCCTCTTGTTCGGCGGTGAGCACGCTGGGTTCACCATTGCGGTAGGCGGCCACCGCTGCCGACCAGATCGCGTCGCGCTCCTTGAGCAGCGATGACACGTCTATCGGTTTGGCAAGCGTGCAGGTGACGGGGATGACCCAGAACCGGCGGTTCCCTGTCTCGTCAACCAGCAGGCCGGTGTCGCGGTTAGTTGAGCCGACGATGATGCAGCGGCGCGGGAATGCTTCGGTGGCCTTGCCGTAGGGAATGCGGAACAGGTCGGTTGATTGACTCAGAAATGCCTTCACCTGACCGGCGTGTTTCTTGCTGGTGATGTGATCCAGTTCGGCCCATTCCATGATCCAGCTGCGATGCAGGACCATTAGGTCGTCCTTCGAGCCAATGTCTTTGAGCGCATCGGAGAAGAACTCCCCACCGATAGCGGCCCAGAAGGATGACTTGCGCGCGCCCTGTTCACCCATGAGGACGGTTGCGTTGTCGTGCTTGGCGCCAGGTTCGTAGATGCGGCGCACTGCACCGATGAGGGTGCAGCGGATCATGTGGTCATAGAGGGTGGGTTCGGGTGTGGTTGAGTCTTCAGGTCGCAGGTACGTGGATGCGAGCCGGTCGATGTAAGTGGGTTGTTCGTGTGCGGCGACGTGGTTCAGGTAGTTCTTGATCGGGTCGTATGGGTTGGCCTTGGCGATCTTGACTAGGCAGTCGAGGGCGATTTCTTTTGAGATCTTGCCGCCGCGTTCTGCGATTTCTAGATAGAAGTGCTCGGCACCTTCGAGGAGGTGACCGTTGCGTTCGATCTGTTGAGTGAAGATGTTGTATCGGAGGTTGCCGGCGTCCCGTAGCTGCTGCAGCAGCTCGTTCGCCTCCATGCGCTTGAGCGGCTGCGGGTCAATGGGCGTGATGGCTGTGGGCGGGTGATCGGCTATCACCTGCGGGATGGTGCGTGGTGGCCGCCAACCGTGTTCACGCGCGAAATACCAGAACGTGCCGGCGGTGACTGATGCGCAGTTGCTGCGGCCCACCTGCTGCGCTTCTGCAAAGTCTGGGCTGTGACGCTGGATCATGGCGACGGCCTGATCAGCGGTGCTGCCGGCTTCCTCGCAGGCTGCGATGAGGCCCCATAGCAGATTGCGGAAGAATGGGTATTGGCCGGACTTGGGGACCGCGGCCGGGATGCAGTCGAGGGCCTGCTGGATGTCTGAGAGGTTTCGGGGGGTGTGGTCTGTGTATTGCTTGGCGCTGATCAGGCGGGTGTGGGTCTGCTCATCGGGCAGGCAGGCGTTGAGTTGGTCTGTGGTGTAGGTGAGATCTGATTGATGGATGATGGCCACCTGCTGGCCTGGGTGGCCGTCTGGGCCGATGTGATAGGTGCCCGGCAGGCGCATGACCCGTGAGGGGTTTTTGAGCGTGCGGTCTGCGTCGGCGTGCTCGAGGAGGCGCTTCTGCATCGATCGCCAATTGTCGGGCGCGATCGGATCAGCAAGCACCCAATAGGTGTGAATCGACTTGCCGCCGGTGTCAACTTGCAGCGATGGCTCTGGTAGCTGCAGCTCCTTCCATGCGGTGACCTGCCAGTCTTTTGGGCGGTTGTCCCATTCGCAGAAGATGGCGCGGCAGGCGGTGATCTCTGAGTCAGTGTCACCGCCGTCATTGATGACGACATAAACGCCGCGGCCCTCGGCCTGCCACTCGTCGATGATGGCGGCTGATGGCGGTGCCTTGCGGCCTGAGTCACCGGCCTTGAACTGGTGACCTGATGGGTAAAACGCGCGGAGTCTGGTGGCTTCTTTTGTTTTGCCGAGGATCTTCAGGAACTGACGAGCGGCACTGAAGTCAACCGGTTTTGGTAGTCTTGCCATGCTTGCAGGTAAGGGCTGTGGGCCAGGGCCGGGGTGTGTCGAGCACCGCCGGCCTGTTTATTGGCTGACGGATTGAATGATGGCGTGCGCGTCTGACACGGATCGCGCGACCCCAGCGAGGCCACCGGCATCGTTCACGGTAGAGAGCCAGGCTGACTGTTCAGGCCTGACCCGCCCCGTGGGTGTCTTGACTTCGATGGATGTGAAGACTGCCATACGAAGGCCGATGTGTTCTGGGCCGATGGTGACGGTACGCCAGCCGATGAGATCTGCTGAGCCACGGGCCAGGCCGAATGTCACCAGCCGACCTGTGCGTGGATCGGGGAGCGATCCGACCTGATTGCGAAAGATGCGCAGATCAGAGCGGGAGCCGAGCGCTAGGCGGATCTGCTGTTGAAGGATGGTTTCGGCGTTGGCCACGCGCTTGATGGATCCGGTATGCCCATCCGGGACTGTAACCGCGTTCCTTGGCTAGGGCGAGGAGTTCGGACAGGGTGCGGGCTTTTTGCTGCTGGCGACGCTCATCAAAGTGATCAGGCCTTATTTGATTCATATTTACAGATATATCACTTCGCCAAACTTTGTTTGTTACTTTCCAATAATTGTCGCCCATGTAGTAATCAATTTTCCATCCGCGCTCCCATTGATCTTTATATCTAGCAACTTCCACTTTTTCGCCAGGTGTAAACATATTGCTTCTTTTTAATTCTATTAACTCGCCTTCAATTTGTTGCAACTCATATTGAGTAGGCTGGTATTCAACGCCGCAGCATGGGCAGATCGGCGCCGGCCTGAACGATGCAAAGCACGCCGGACACGTCCGCACTGATGGCGTTGGCTGTGTGCCACCTGCGCGCCGTGCGCCGTGCTCGAGCGTCCACTGGCGGATGTCATCGGGGAAGCCGTGACGGGTGACGTTCCCGACGTGATCAAGGATGATCGCAGCGTCTTTGCCTGGTGCAGGCCGCAGCACGCGACCGACCTGCTGCAGGTACAGGCCAAGGCTGGCGGTGGGTCTTAGCAGGATGGCGCAGCCGGCTGCGGGGATGTCGAAGCCTTCGGAGACCACGTCAACGGTCACCAGCACGCGAATGGTGCCAGCGGCGAACGCGGCCACCACGGAATCGCGATCGGTTGTATTGCCCAACAGGCTGGCTGTGCTGATGCCAGCAGTCTTAAACGCGTCTTGGACTGAGACAGCGTGGGCGATGTTGCAGCAGAACGCGATCGCTTGCTGTACCCCCGCGAGGCGTTGGTAATGATGGATGGCGTCACCGGTTACGGTTGGCCGTGTCATGGCGGCCGCGGCCTGGTTGTTGGCGTAATCGCCGGCCCTCATGCGCAGATCGGTGAGATCAGCCACCATCGGCGGCGCAAAGATCCGCGCAGGTGACAGGTAGCCGGCAGATGTGAGCATCTGCACTGATGGCCCCTCGACGAGCGCGTCAAAGGTGTCCCGCAGGCCGCGGCCATCAAGGCGGCAGGGTGTGGCAGTGACGCCTAGGCGCAGGGCACCGGGCCAGTGGTTCAGGATCTGCGACCATGAGCCAGCGGCGGCATGATGGGCCTCGTCGATGATGATCAGGCACGGCTGCCAGTCGATCGTGTCAAGCCGGCGGGTGAGCGTTTGCACCGATGCGACCTGCACAGATGCATCTGCACGCTGCACACCGGCCGCAATGATGCCGTGCTCGACGCCGGCGGCGGTGAGTTTGCTGCTGGCCTGATGGATCAGTTCACGCCGATGGACAAGGATCAGCACCTTGCGGCCGCGTTCGGTGGCGCTGGCGGTGATGGCGGCCAGGATGACTGTCTTGCCTGCACCGGTGGGTGCCACCAGTAATGGCGCCCGAGCGCCTGAACGATAGGCATTGCGCAGATCCTCGATCGCGCGGTGTTGGTAGGGGCGGAGTTGCACGCCGATGTTGCTGTTAGCCGCCTGATGCTATACGATGCGGGTCGTTGCGCCACTTCATGGAGAACGCCGACTACCACGCCCACCCCGCCATCTCAAAGTCTCATCTGGATCTCATCGCGAGATCCCCGCTCCATTACTGGGCGCGCTACATCGACCCGAACCGGGTGCCCACCGAGCCAACTGATGCGATGCGACTCGGGACCGCTGTTCACACGCTGACCCTTGAGGCCGACCAGTTTGAGGCTCGCTATGCCGTGGCCCCTGCTGTTGATCGCCGATACAAAGCGGGCAAGGAAGCGTGGGCCAAGTTCCAGGCCGAAGCCGGTGATCGCGAACTGATCGACGCCGACGACCGCGCAACCATCAGCCGCATGGCCGAATCAGTCTGGCGCCACCCGGCCGCGGCGATGCTGCTGCATTGGCAGGGCAAAGCCGAGACCACGCACATGTGGACCGATCCGACGACCGGCGCTGAATGCAAGTGCCGGCCGGACTGGCTGACCAATGACGGCAACCTGATCATCGACCTGAAGACCACTGAGGATGCCAGCCCAAGTGGCTTCCAGCGCAGCGTGGCGAATTATCGCTACCACTGCCAAGCTAGTTGGTATCTCGACGGGGTTGAAGCGGCCACCGGCCACCGGCCCGATCAGTTCATCTTCATCTGTGTCGAGAAGAAGCCGCCGTATTGCTGCGCCGTCTACGCCGCCGACGCGGAGATGGTCCAGATTGGCGCCGAGACTGCCGCGCGTGATCTGGCCCGGCTGGTCGAATGCAAGGCCAGCGACACCTGGCCCGGATACAGCGATCAGATCGAGCCGCTCAGCCTGCCTGCATGGATGCGGCCGCGGGCTGATGGTTCACTGCCTAACCCACCTGAGATCGAGACTTACTGATGGAATCAACAGCACTCACCACGACCACCACCGGCTCTGTCTTCTCGGGGATTCAGGCGTTTGAGGACGCCCAGCGGATCGCCAAGGCGCTCGCCAGCAGCACCCTGATCCCGCCGCAGTTCCAGGGACAGCAGGGCTTCGCCAACTGCTTGGTTGCGCTTGAGATCGCCAACCGGATGGGCATCAGCCCGTTCCTGGCGATGCAGCATCTGCATGTGATCCATGGCCGCCCGTCGTGGAGCAGCAGCTTCATCATCGCGATGGTCAACGGCTGCGGCCGGTTCAGCCCGTTGCGGTTTGAGATCAGCGGCGAAGGCGACAGCCTTGCCTGCTATGCCGTCGCGACCGACCTGGCTAGCCAGCAGGAGCTGAAGGGGCCAACCATCACGATGGCCATGGCCAAGAAAGAAGGATGGGCCACCAAGTCGGGCAGCAAATGGCAGACGATGCCCGAGCTGATGATCCGCTACCGGGCCGCGGCATTCTGGGGCAGGCTGTATGCCAGCGACATGTTGCTCGGGATGCAGAGCCAAGAGGAAGTGGTCGACATCGAGCCGGTCAAGGTCACTGAGCAAGCGCCTGAAACAACGACGCTCGACGATCTGAATGCCAAGATCACGGCCGAACCTGACCCCGAACCTGTGGAGATTGTGGCCGATGACCTCTTCTGATTATCTGACCGCGCCGCAGCTGGCGCAGCGGTGGGGGTTGCACCCTGACACGTTGATGCGCTGGCGCAAGGCAGGCAAGGGCCCCGCGTATTTCAGGACGCCCGGTTTCGTGCTCTATCCCTTGGCCGAGGTGGAGCAATACGAGAAGGCCAACACCATCACCCACGACGAATCATGACCTTCAAAGCCAACGGCGCACTGTTCAGAAACACCGAGCAAAAGCTGCGCGAGCGGCTGCGCGACCGGTACGACGCCAGCAAGAATTACCCGATGTATGACGGCGTGGTGAGCGTGCCGGCCGATCAGGCGTATGCGATGGCCAACTACCTGATGAATGCCACACCGAACGATCGGGGCAACATCCCGATGCGGATCAGCGGCTGGCGTAAGGAGCCGGCCAGCGGCGGCGACGCGTATGTGTCGATGGCGATCGAGCCGGACTACAAGACGCAGAAAGCGATCGAGGAGGCAGGTGCCACTGCCGAGGTTGCGGCCGCGAGCTTGGCCAAGGCGACCGGCGGCACGGTGATTCAGGACGACGTGTTCTGATTCATGATCATCAGCTCCAGGCGCGCGATCTCATGGACCGCCGCCTGGAGCATCTCCTGCTGGCGGAATGTCTGCCGCAGCAGCTGCGCCGCAAGCTGGCCGACGTTGCCCTGTTCGGCCAGCCCGCGACAGTTGGCCTCGAGCTTGAACAGCTTTTCTGGTGGGATGTCCACCACCATCCACTTACCGAAATCCATCTAGCCGGGGCGTAGTTGCCCCATCGTGCCAATGAATTGTCCGAAGTGCTGTAGCAACGATCTCCGCGTCAAGCACACAAACAACAAACTACCGAGCCAGGTGGTGCGTTATCGGCTGTGCAAAGCGTGCGGGTTCAAGTGGTTTACGGTCGAGACGCGGGTGCCGGACTACACGGTGGGGTGGGCCGCGTCGATGCAGTCGAAGCCGGTGCTGCGTGTGCCGGTGACGGTGACGCTGCAGCACGTCGAAGAGCCGGACATGCGGCAAATCCTGCGGGTCACCGGCGGCATGAACAAATGTGACAAGGCCGCTTGATTCGCCGCCACCGGTGGCGTATTGTGGCGAAGTCCACCCGACACCGACCCATGCTCACCGCCACTGCTCTGGTGATCTGGAAGCTGCTCCTACCGCTGCTGGTGCTGGTCGCTCTGATCGACTGGCTGACCGCTTCCACCGATCGCCGTGTTCGCGTGCTGGCCCATGCCGGCCGCAGTCAGCGCCAGATTGCTGACTCGCTTCACATCACCCGCTACCGCGTCCGCAAGGCGCTCGCATCATGATCAACCGCATCGCCGCCGCTGTCCTGCTGCTGATGGTCTACGTCGCCGGTCTCGACACCGGCCGCACCGACGCCGTCAACGCGCACCACAACCATCCCGCCTGCCATCAAAACCTGAAGCCATGACCACCATGCGCCGCTTCTACTTCCAGATCCGCAGCGCCAACGTGATCGAGGCGATCATGGCGCACAGCTTGGCTGAAGCGCAGCAGATCGCTGCCGAATCAGGCTGGCTGCCGTGGTGGTCCGAGATCGAATGGCTCAACCCTGCAACCGTCACCGATCCAGCGCTGCACCAATGAATACCTACCGCGTGATCCTTGAGACCGATCAGGTCGAGCTGTTGGCGCCGAACGCTGCCACCGCTGTTCTCAGCGCGATGGAGCTGTACCCAGACCAGCAGCTGCTGAACGTCGAGCTGGAGCCCGAATGGGCCGACGATGACCACCCATCACTGACCGCCGCTGAGCGGAACCCGAGCCTGCGATGACCGACCACATCCGCGCCAAACTCGAAGCGCTGATCAGCGACTCGGGCATGTTCAACGCCGGCCAGCTTGAGGAGCGCCGCCGGTTGCAGTTGTTGATCACCGCCAGGATCGACGAACTGCGCGGCGCCGGTAGCGTGCCGCATGTCAGTGCCGTGTGCGCTGAACTGCTCAGAATCCGCCAAGCATTGGAACCATGCTGACCCGCGTCCGACTCGACCAGCAACGCGCCGAAATGCTCGATTCGTTGTATCAAGCCAGCGGCCGCACCTGTGGCACTTACACAGGCCTGTGGCAGGAGTTCTGCCAAGACATCGCCACCAACTTCAGAGACACTGACTACGCCGACCTGCACGCTGCGTGCGTGATCGCGATCGACCACACCGAAAGCCACCTAGCCGAGAAGCACGCGCAGCAGTGCATCGCTGTCTGCCGGCGGTTCTTGCTGAGGGAGAAGTGGCTGTGACCGACCGCAAGCCCAACGGCAAGGGCCGCAACTTTACGGTCAACATCAGGATGAGCCGCGAGGAGATCGAGGCCGCGCGGAAGCTGGGTGATGGCAACATCAGCATGGGCTTCAGGCAGGCGATCCGGTACGCGTGCTGGAAGGAGATGCGGCCCATCAAGCTGAGCACCATGCTGCGCTCAGCGTCGGTGATGGCGGCCGCGCTTGAGGATGGCAACCATGAGTGACCACTACCGCCACGGCGAGATCGAGTGCATCGACGCCATCCAAGCCGCGCTGACACCGGAGGAGTTTCGGGGGTTCTGCAAGGGCAACGTGCTCAAGTACGTCTGGCGCGAGCAGCACAAAGACCCCGAATCGTTAAGGAAGGCGCAGTGGTATGTCGCCAGAGTCCTTGGCACCATGGAGCCATGAAGCAGACACACCTGAACTGGCTCGAGCGGTGGGCGCTACGGCTGCTGCATCACAGCCCGCGCGTCAGCCTGCTAATCCTGAAACCAGTTGACACGACGCTGATCAGCTGGTCGGCGCGGCCTGATGACGAGATCGCCACCGCCATCATTGATGACCTGCTGTGTTTGCCTGAGACCAGCGACGACGAGCCGGCCAGCATGATGCTTGAGCGGTTGTACCACGCGCCGAGTTACGGCGAACGCGAATGATTAGCTTGCACGCCGGCCGCCTGCTGCTGGTGTGCAGCTGCTCCTCTCGCAACTGGTGGGCCCATGTTGTGCTCGGCCCGCGGCCTGAGTTGCAGATCAAAGCCGACACCGGCACAATTCACCTGCCTGATGCGTTGATCCGCGCGCAGTCGATTTACAAGATGGCAGTGGCATCTATGCGGCCCGCTGATGCGCCGCGCATGTGTTGGGATTGCCTCCAGTGGGATATGCGCCGGCAGCGTTGCAATCTGGGGCTGCCAGAATCGAAGCGAAGCGGCGGCCGCTATGCGCCCCGGTGCGAGATGTTCCAACCATGTCGCGCGAATGGGTAACGGCCACGCGTGAACCGTGGTGCCCGCTGATTAAGCACTGCCTCGACGGCATCGACCGCCACAACAGTCTGTGGTTCGCAACAGGTGACGCATGGCACCTGCATCGAGCTGAGCACCTGCGGCAGTATGTGGTCGAGCTGAAGGACTGGATCCATCGCGATGAGCGCGCCGGAAGTGCTGAGCCGTACTGATCGAGACGGCGGATGGATCGAGACGCTGCAACCTGAAGGTGGCGGCGAGCTGTATTACCGCAGCTGCGCGCACGGTATGTGCCGCTACTCAAGCGACCTGTGGCAGGCTGAGATATATCTGGACCACCTGTTAGCCCGATGACGCTGCCCGAGATTGCTTACCTGGCCGTGATGTATTGGGTGATCTGCCTGTTGGTCATTCTGCTGCTGAGTCGGATCCTCCCGTGATCCACCGGGCCACGGCCCACTCGCCTAGCTCGGTGTAGAAGTCCTGCTGGCGGTACCAGTCGAGCCAGGGCTTGTGGCCCTTGCGGCTGTTGCAGCTGAGGCAGCAGGCCACCAGGTTGGCGCGCACCGTCAGGCCGCCGTGGACCTTGGGCACCACGTGGTCGAGTGTTGGTGAGCGGCCCAGGTCATCGCCGCAATAGGCACAGCGATAGGACCATGCGAGCAGCACCTGATCGCGCGCCGATCGACGGGTGACCAGGCGGGTTCCGTCAATGTGCGCCTTGTCCACTGAGATTCGGCGGCAGGGGCATTGCCTGAACCTCGAGGGTCAGGATGTCGTCGTCGTCGTGAATGTGCTCAGCGATCCGGCTGTAGACATCAGCCGGCAGGTCCTCGGGGTCAGCGTCGGAGCGGACCACAACGGTGGCGGAGACTTCAACGATGAAGGCCCGCATTGGATCGCCGCCGCTTGCCCCAACGGTAGCGGGCGCGACTGGATCGCCCGATGTGTGACAGATTGTGAACGGGCCGCCCTGATCGCGCACTATGCGCTGCCGGTGGCGTATTGTTAGTTCATCAACGCACCGGACCGATGGCTTTCACCGCTCTCTGC